CTTGGTGGGTGATGACGGAGTCGAACCGCCGACATTCTGCTTGTAAGGCAGACGCTCTACCAACTGAGCTAATCACCCGAGAACTTCGGATTAAACCAAAAAACCTCTATTAGGGCAAGCCGTTTGTTTTAAGATAAATATATTTATTTGAATATAAATAATAAATAAGTTTAGTATTATCTCAATCAAAAATCATATGTCCCAATTTGTCCGCTTTGGTGTGCAGATAACGTTCGTTTTCCGCATTCTCGCCGACATGGAGCGGAATACGTTCGACGACATTGATGCCTGCATCTTTCAACGTTTGAATTTTTTCAGGATTGTTGGTCAACAGCTTGACGGCGCGGATATTCAGATGGTCGTAGATTTGCTTGGCAAGTGTAAAGTCGCGTGCATCAACGGGCAGTCCGAGTGCGAGGTTGGCTTCGACCGTATCCATCCCTTCGTCTTGAAGCTTATAGGCACGGATTTTGTTGATTAAACCGATACCGCGCCCTTCTTGACGCAGATAAACGATAACGCCCCGTCCTTCGTGTTGAACCGCCTTCATCGCCGCTTCAAGCTGAGGACCGCAGTCGCATTTTTTGGAAAACAGGGCATCCCCGGTCAAACATTCGGAGTGGATGCGGGTCAGAACGGGGAGGTCGTCTGAAAAATCGCCCATCGTCAAAGCGATGTGTTCTTGTCCGTTCGGTTCTTCAAAACCGTGCATAGTGAAGTCGCCCCATTCGGTCGGCAGACGGCAGGAGGCGACGAATTTCAAGGTATTATTCATGTTCTTCTTCCTTGTCTTCGATGCCTACCAATGCTTTCAGCGGCTCGGCAAGTGCCAACGCCAGCGCCGACCAATCCGTTTGGGCTGCTTCATCGGCTTGATCTTTACCAGCAAATTCAACGTGAACCACGCCTAAAACCGTACCGTTTTGAGTAGCCACAGGGATGGACAACTGGCTTCCGCTCCCCTCGTTCCGGCTGCCTTGGATTTCGTCAAGCGAAAGCCAATAGGCAATATCGTTGGCAATATTCATCCAACCGCTCTGCGCCGTACGGCAGGCAAGGTAAACCGTACCGTTTTCTTCATGCACCGCCAACAGGTTCTCCAAAGGCTCGCCTTGTGCCGCGATACGAACCAGTCTTGCATGCGGTTCGCCTGGAATGTGGATGTAAACCGCCGCGCTTTTGACAGCTTTTGCGCGACTGAATACCGAATCCAAAGCCATGAAAACCTGTTTGAGCAAAACTTCATTTTCCGGTGTTTCTTCGATATGGTTCGCCAGCTTCCAACCGTCTTCTTCACGCCATAAAACCGAGCGGTCAATCGAAGCATTGCCCATATCCATCACCGTCTTCGCGGTCAGATAAGCAACACGAAGGTCGTCTGAAGACAGCTTCAAACCCTGTGTCTGTAAAAAATCCTGAATCAGTAAAACAGGCATGATGTTCCTCTTTGATATTAGTGTGTTCCGGCAGATAACCGACCTGCCATTATATCGGTCGGAATAAAGCAATTTCAAGCCAAAGATTGTTTGCAGAGCAGGATACTTTGTGTATAATTCCGAGTTTCATCACGCGGACGTGGCGAAATTGGTAGACGCACCAGATTTAGGTTCTGGCGCCGAGAGGTGTGAGAGTTCGAGTCTCTCCGTCCGCACCATTATTATTTGATAAATCATATAGTTATCACATGCAGGGACAGTGACGGGACAATCTGCTAAAATCTACCCTAACAACAATCTCCCCATACAAGTTATTTCACCCCAACACCCCCCCCCCACAACCCCACTCCCCCCCCCCCCCCCCCCACGAGCCGTGGGGGCCGCCTTTCTGCTATTTTAATAACCAATCAAATACACTAAGTCTGCATATAATTACCACCCCAAGAAATACAATCCCATTATTCATTAATGGGATTTTTTTATGATTGAAATCGTGCCGGTAAAAATATCCGAACATTTTGACGAAACGCGCAAGCTGTCGGCGTTGCATTGGCGCGAGACAGAATCAGAATTTTCAGACAGGCCGCCTGAACTGGATATCCAAACCTATCAAACACTGGAGGCGCAGAACCTGATTATAGCTTTTGCCGCCGTGTCAGATGGCGAGATTGTTGGGTATGTATCAGGCTTCCTATCCCGCCATCCTCATTACAACCAGTTAATCGCACAACACGACCTATTGTTCATACATCCATCACACCGAACAGGGCGATCAGGATTAAAACTTATGCATGAATTTGAGTTGGCGGCACAGGCGGCGGGCGCAAAAAAGGTCCTATACCACGCGAAGCTGGGTAGTAATTTTGCCAAGTTATTGGAGCGGCTTCAGTTCCAGCAAGAAGAAATCATATTTCAGAAAGGTTTGTAATATGCCAGCAGCTATACCAATCGCCACACTCATTGTCAGCGCAGCAGGCGTTGGCGCCTCGATTTATCAAGGCAACAAACAAGATGCGGCAAATCGCAATTCGGCAAATCAAGCAAAAGAAAATGCCCAAAAAGCCCAAGCGCAGGCTGATATTGACACCAACCGCGCCAATCAAAAACAAACTGACGCGCAATCTGTTTTAAGTCAGCAGCAGCAAGACGCGGCGGGTTCAGGCTCAACCATGCTCACAGGCGTGGGGGGTATTGACCCAAACAGCCTGAAACTTGGCAAGCAAACGTTACTGGGCGCTTAAAAATGGAAGACCAACGCAGAAATATTTACCGCCGATGGGAATCTTTAAAGACAGAGCGTTCGTCTTGGATGGACCATTGGCGGGAAATCTCGGAAAACATATTACCGAGAAATGGGCGATTCCTTGACGGCGATTCCAATAGCGGCAGGAAGAAGCACAACAAGATTTACGACAACACCCCAATCCGCGCATTAGATATTTTGTCCGCCGGGTTGATGGGGGGCCTCACGTCGCCGTCCCGTCCATGGTTCAAATTAGCCATGCACGATGACGAGATGAATCAATATCACGAAGTCAAAGAGTGGCTGGCTAAAGTCGAAAACATGATGCTGTCTGTGTTCCAGCGTAGCAATATTTACGGCTCGCTTCATTCCATGTATCAGGAACTTGCGGCGTTTGGAACGGCGGCATGTATTATCTTGCCGGACTATCAAGACGTAATCAGATGTTATCCGCTGACAATCGGCGAATATGCGGTTGCGACAAACTGGCGCGGGGAAGTTGACACAATTTACCGTGAGTTTGAAAAAAGCGTCGGCGAAACGGTTGAAGAATTTGGCATTGAAAACGTCAGCGAATCAACCCGCAATATGTATGAAAACAAGAAGTACGACCAAAAAGTCAAAATCATACACTCAATCGAACCACGCCGAGAACGAGACCTGAATCGAAAAGACTCGAAGAATATGCCGTACAAGTCGGTATATCTCGAAGTTGGCGCAGAGGATGGAAAGGTTCTTCGTGAATCCGGCTTCCTGAAATTCCCCGCAGTCTGCCCAAGATGGGATATCAGCGACAACAACGTCTATGGTAACAGTCCAGCCATGACCGCATTGGGCGATGTCAAACAGTTGCAGTTCAATCAGCGTATGAAATTGCGCGGGATTGATTATGCCGTCAACCCGCCAATCATTGCGCCGACGAGCATGAAAGGGCAGTCGCTGGGCTTCCTGCCGGGCGGAATCCTGTACCACAACGGCGATGAACAAGGCGAGTCGGTACGGTCGGCGTTCAATGTCAATTTGGATTTAAACCCGCTGCTTGCCGATATCAACGACGTTCGACAACGGATTCAATCCGCTTTTTATGCCGACCTGTTTTTGATGGTGTCCCAGCAATCTCAAAATATGACCGCCACAGAGGTTGCGGAGCGGCATGAAGAAAAGATGTTGATGTTAGGCCCTGTACTGGAACGCCTGCAAAACGAACTTATCGACCCGCTCATTGAAATTACTTTCAACGCAATGGTTAATGCCGGCGTTTTACCGCCACCACCTGACGCCATTGCCGACAAAGATATCAATGTTGTTTTGGTTTCTATCTTGGCGCAGGCGCAGCGAGCCATAGGCGTGAACAGCATAGACCGATTTGTTGGGGCGATTGCGTCCGTTGCTCAAATCAAGCCCGAAGTTTTGGACAATCTGAATGGCGACAAGTGGGCAGAGATATACGCTGATTCGCTAGGCATTGACCCGCGCATACTGACAAATCCAGATGACGTATCTGCAATGCGAGAGCAGCGCGCGCAACAGCAGGCGGCGGCAAGTCAGTTACAACAGGCAGAGCAAGGCGCAAACATCGCCCAAGCCTTAGCGCAGGCGCAAGGGTTATCAGAATAAGCCCTGCATATAATCGGGAGCAGAATATATAAAATGAATCACGTTGATTTTGACGAACTGGAAGCCAAGAAAAAAAATGACGAGTTGCTACTCAGGCAACAAAGTGAAGATTTTGAATGGCTGATGTCAGATAAGCGCGGACGACGTATCGTTAGAAACCTGCTTGAAGATGCGGGGGTATGGCGGTCAACGTTTAGCGAAACGCCCACCATCGCAGCATTTAAGGAGGGGCGACGTAATATGGGGTTGCGCTTACTAACCCTTATTGAGCAGACACCAAATTTCCATCTAATTTTAACCAAGGAAAGTGAAGATGAGCATTGAAGATAACCCAGGCGACGTGAACGAAGTACCGGGCGCAGACAATGGCGCGGAGCCACAAAACCAGCCTGAAGAAACTTTACTGGGCGCCGCAGGCAATCAAGGCGACGCCCCACTGCCCGAAAACAACGAGGGCGATCAGGGTAAACAAGAAGCAACCCCCGAATCTGAAGTTCCCGAAAAGTACGACTTCAAAGCCCCCGATGGCATGGAGTACGACCAAGAAACCATCGATATTTACGCCGAAGCCGCCAAAGAGGCGGGATTGTCTCAAGAAAAGGCTGACATCATCTTGGGCAAAATTGCCCCGCATTTGGCGCAACAACAAATCAAAGCCGTTGAAAAAGCAAGTGCCGAATGGGCTGCAGCCTCTCGCGCAGACGCAGAATTTGGCGGCGACAAACTGAACGAAAACATGGCGGTTGCTGCAAAGGCAATGGAAAAGTTCGCTACACCTGAACTGAAAACATTGCTGAACGAAAGCCGACTAGGGAACAACCCCGAAGTTATCCGCCTGTTCTACCGTGTCGGCAAAGCCATCTCCGAAGATGGTTTCGTATCGGCAACAGGCGCGCCGCAAAACAGCGACGCCCGCGCACTTTTCCCAAACACCAAAAATCTTAATCCATAAGAAAGGAAGTTAAAACATGGCAACCTTGAACTCACGCCATCCTACACTCGCAGACGTTACCGCCCGCTTGGGTCAAGACGGCAAAATCATCCACAACATCGTTGAGATTCTCTCTGAGAAACATGATGAACTGGAAGATATGGTCGTCGTAGAAGCCAACGGCGTTACCGAGCATACTACTACCGTTCGCGGCGGCTTGCCCGATACCGCATGGCGTCGCCTGTACAAAGGTATTCCGAACAGCAAATCAACTGTCGTTTCTGTAAAAGATTCGATGGGCGAACTGGGCGCGCGCGCTTTAGTTGATGAAAAATTGCTCAATCTGAATGGCAATTCTGCCCAATGGCTGATGTCCGAAGAAGCCCCGTTCATCGAATCAATGGGTCAGAAAATGGCTGATACATTGTGGTATGAAGACGGAAACATCAATCCTGAACGTTTCATGGGCTTCGCGCCGCGCTTCTCAAACAAGTCTGCCGAAAATGGCCGCAACATCATCGATGCCGGCGGAGAGGGTGCAGACAACGCCTCTATTTGGCTGGTTGTATGGGGTGTTGATACCGTCCATTGCATTTACCCGAAAGGCTCAAAAGCAGGCTTACAAAAGAAAGACATGGGTATCGTTACCGTCAATGACGACGAAGGCAACCGCTACGAAGCCCACGAAAGCAAATACGTTTGGGAAAACGGCTTGTGCGTCCGCGACTGGCGTTACGTTGTCCGCATTGCGAACATCGACGTCAAAAAACTGGATAAAACACTGAAAACCGGTCCTAACCTGCCTGAATTGATGGTTGATGCTTTGGAGCTTGTTCCGAACCTGAAAGGCCGTCCGGCGTTCTACATGAACCGCACATTGCGCCGTATGTTGCGCGCTCAAATTGCAGCAACCGCAAACCACACCATCACCCAGCGCGAAGTTGGCGGCAAGTTGGTAACTCACTTCGGCGACGGCGAGGGCGTGCCGGTCCGCGTTACCGACTCCCTGTTGTCAACCGAAGCCCGCGTGAAATAAGGAGCAACAAATGATTATTGATTCTTTATTGGAACTGTCCATCAAACAAGCCGTAACCACGTCTGCCGCCTCGACCAACGTTGTTGATTTTGGTTTGAAAAACCCGAATCTTGGCAACGGTCCGTCTCCGTTGTACGCCGTATTTACTGTCCCAGAAGCATTTACAGGCGGCTCACTGACTATCGCCCTGCAAGATTCTGAAAACAACACGAACTTCACGAACGTCATTACCGGCGTAACCATTGCGGCAGCCGACCTGAAAGCGGGTGCGCAATACGTCCTGCCTTTACCGGTAAAACACCGCCGATATATCCGCGCCTATTACGCCGTCACAGGTTCAATGACAGCAGGCAAAATCAACGCAGCAATCGTCAGCGGCTTGCAAAACAACGAGCCGATGCCTGAATCTCGTAAAGTATGGAGCGGCAAATAATGAAAGTAGTAGCTATCAAACGCGGCTTTTACGGTCAAATCCGCGAAGAGGGCGACATCTTCGAAGTGGAAGACGGTCTGACTGCATCATGGTTTGAACCTGTTGCCCAAGAAACACAGCAGGAACAGATTCAAGAGCCGACAGGCGGTAAATACGACAATCTGACAAAAGAGGAGCTTCAAGCACTCTTAGATGAACGTGGTATTGACTATCATGGCAACACAGGCGAAGCCGCCCTGAAAGCCTTGCTGGAATCCAGCGACGAAGCATAAAGAAACGGAACAAGGGCGGGGAACCGCCCTTTTTTTAATGGATGAAAAATGTCTTCAGTAATCGATATTTGCAATTTAGCGTTAAGCCATATCGGGCAAGCAGCAGACGTATCAAGCATAGACCCACCCGAAAATTCAATCGAGGCGGAGTATTGCGCCCGATTCTATCCGATAGCGCGCGACACTTTGTTAGAGGCCCACGCATGGGATTTTGCGTTGAGGCGCGAACCGCTCGCCACTCTGAAACATAATTCAAAGCAATGGCGGTTCTGTTATGCGGTGCCAACGGAATGCCTGCAAATCATAAGCATATTCCCCGAATCAGCAGCCAATGATGTTGACTGCCTATCTATCAACCACGCCCGTGAGACGACTGCAGACGGGCATAGAATTATTTGGGCAAACACTGAAAATGCGATTATTCGCTACACGCAGCGCGTTCAAAATTCGCATCTATTCACGCCTGTTTTCACTGTTGCGCTGTCTTGGAAACTGGCAGCAATGCTGGCAGGCGCAATCATAAAGAGCGATACCGGCGCGCAGTACGCGGCAATGTGTGAATCACAAGTGCAAAGTCTGATTGCACAGGCGAAAAATAACGACGCTCGGCAATTCTCACAGCAAATCCAATTTACACCGGCAGCAATATTAGCGAGGCAGTAATGGCAAACACACGTCTTCTACAACAGTCATTTATCGGCGGCGAAGTTTCGCCAAATATGTTTGGGCGTATCGAAGACCCGTATTATCGGAACGGGCTTTCAGAGTGTCGGAACTTTGTTATCCGCCCTGATGGTTCGGCAGAGAATCGGGCGGGATTTGAATTTGTGAATGTTGCGCGTAACGATTATTCCAAAGCACGCCTGATTCCATTCCAGTTTTCAAACGACCAATCCTTTGCAATCGAAATGGGCGTCGGATACTTCCGCTTCCACACCAACGGAGCGACGTTGTTGAATGACGAAGGGCGGCCCTACGAAATTTCCAGTCCATACAATGAAAACGAGATTTTCGACGTGCATTACGTCCAGTCAGGCGACGTGATGACGCTTGTTCATCGTAACCATTATCCATGCGAACTGCGCCGCCTGTCTGCAAAGCAATGGGAATTTAAGCCCATCACTTTCGGCGCGGCAATCGGATCGCCCAAAGGGGTAACAGGTACCGCACATAAAGGCGGTGACGCAGGCAATCCGAACAAAGTCTATTACAACACTCAGTATTGCGTAACGGCAGTCAGTAATGACGGCTTAAATTCCGAGTCTGAAACTTCAGAAATCGTTACCATCAACAATAACGTTTACGTTACAGGGAACCATAATCGCATTGAGTGGAGACCGGTCGCTGGCGCAGGGCGATACAAAATCTACAAGCGGACAAGTGGAATTTTTGGCTACATCGGGCAAACAAACGAACTGCACTTTATTGACGACAACATTGCCGCAGACACGTCTGCAACACCGCCGATTTACGACAACATCTTTTTGCAGGGCGGGATAGATTCGTTTGTCGGCGTGAAGCCAATCACAATCCCCAATTACGGAAAAATTGTTGCGCCGGTAATCGAGAGCGAGGGCAGTTATACAACCTTGTTTTCAAATGCCGGCGGCAAAGAAGTATTTACCGGGACGCCGTTTAACACCTACATCGACAATGTAGCAGGAACCGTCACTTATAAAATCGAGATTGAAGACAAGACAGGAAGTGGCGCCGTCTTGTCGTTGGCGTTTCTGGGTTATAAATTAAAGAGCGTGGAAGTTCTAAGTCCAGGTAGTGGATACACCAATCCTAGGCTAAAGGTTTACAAGAAAAAGGCAGGCACTGCTGACGAGTGGGAGGAATACACAAGGACTATCTCCCATGCTTCGATTAAATGGAATCTGTCTCAAAACTTCTCAATCCTGATCGGAGATGAGGAGGGAGGCGGAGCAGGCGCGACAGCGAATCCGATTATTAAAGATGGGCAAATGGTGGATGTATTAATAACGTCTCGCGGTTATGGTTACAAAAAGCCAAGCATGATTCTGAAAGGCGAAAGCATCTCACAGAACATTGAATTTGAGCGAGCCGTTATAACCCAGTCTTCTTTTCCATCTGCTGTTTCATACTTCCAGCAACGGCGCGTATTTGCCGGCACTAGAGAAAAACCGCTGCAAGTATGGATGACGAAGACAGGGACGGAAAGCAACCTAAGCTATTCCTTACCAATTAAGGACGACGACCGCATTTCATTCAAACTGGCTTCGCGCGAAGCAAGTATGATTCAGCATATTATCCCGCTGAACAAAATTATTTTGATGACGGGTAGTGCGGAATGGAACGTCAATACCCTTAACACAGACTACCTGACGCCGAAATCAATTTCCGTATCGCCACAGTCGTACATCGGGTCGTCTATGGTTCAGCCGATTATCGCCAATAACTCGCTGATTTACGCGGCGGCGCGCGGTGGCCATATCCGCGAACTTGCCTATAACTGGCAGGCGAACGGCTACATCACTGGCGATATTTCCATACGCTCAAGCCACCTGTTCGACAATAAAAAAATCCTCGATATGTGCCTGCAAAAATCACCGTTCCCGGTCGTTTGGTGCGTATCGTCAGACGGGACGCTTTTGGGTCTGACATACCTGCCCGAACAAAGTATCGGCGCATGGCACAAGCACGACACAGACGGTCATTTTGAGAGCGTGACATCGGTCACAGAGGGCGAAGACGATGTGCTTTATGCCATTGTCCGCCGCCATGTAAACGGCAGAGATTTACGATACGTTGAGCGCATGAAGCCGAGAAAATTCACTTCCCAGAAAGACTACTACTTCATGGACGGCGGTTTGACTTATCGCGGGAATCCCATAAGCACAGTAAGCAATCTTGGGCTTTTGGAGGGTAAGACGGTTTGTGTTCTAGCCGACGGAAACGTCATGCCGAAAACAGTCGTATCAAACGGCACGATTCACTTACCGGACGGAATCGAAGCGTCAGTTATCAGCGTCGGCTTACCGATAGAGGCGTCCATAACCACTCTTCCGCTTGCCTTTCAGGTTGATGCGGCAATGGGGCAGGGGCGCACAAAGAGCCTGAACAAGGTTTGGTTGCGGGTATATGAATCTGTCGCGGTTCTTGCGGGTATTTACGGCGGCAAGATGTATGAATACAAGCAACGGACGACAGAGGTATTCAGCCATCCGACCCGACCGAAGACCGGCATAATTGAAATCAACATCGGCGGGCAATGGGACGATGACGGATTGATGCAGGTCAAACAGCATAACCCGCTACCGTTAACCGTTCTGTCGGTATCCGCCGAGTTTTCGGTCGGTTGAAGCCTGCATATAAAGCAAAGAACTCATGGTTAAATTCCTAAATTCAGGAGGTTTAATCATGAGTTCTTCTTCTATTGATTGGAATAAATTTGGCGATTATGCCGGACTCGCTACACAGGGAATCGGGGTAATCGGTCAAGTTGCGGGCGCGTTTTATTCCGCCCGTTCCATCCGCAGAAATGCGGAGCTTCAAGCGTTCATGGCAGAAATGAATGCCAAAAACAGCGAACGACAAGCGCAAAACGTTTTCTTGCAACGCGATAAACAGATAGCCGCGCTTGGAATCAAATCAGGCCGTCTGAAAAGTTCCCAGCGTGTAGCACTGGCTGCGAACGGCGTGGACTTATCCAGCGAAAACGCCGTAGAACTTTTGGCAGATACTGAATTTATGAAAGAGGTCGATAAGGACCAAATCGAACAAAACGCAGTTGCCGAGGCGTGGGGATACCGTTTACAGGGCGTTCAGCACCAAAACCAAGCATTATTTGCACGGGCGCAGAAAGCAGGGGTTTCACCGCTGCTTGCAACGCATAACACCATGCTCACAGGAGCCAGTCAGGTTGCGCAAAACTGGTACACCCTGAAGAAACAGGGCGCGTTCCAAAGCAAGCAAAAAACAGACGACCCGATTTACGGGTTATACGCCATGAATAACGGGTGGAAATAATGAGAGTACCGACATCAAACGAATTTAGCGTCGGCGTAGCAAATGCGCCGTCAGCAAACTTTGCCGCGCCAAATCTTCCCGATGTTGGCGTAGAGGTAACGCGCGCAGGAAATCAGGCATTTTCAGCAGGGCAAGAGGTTGTAAACGCGCAGATGAAAATGCTTGCGGAAATGAACGAGCTTGCGACCGATAACGCTTTGGCGCAGGTAAAGGCATTCGAGCAGGATTTGCGCGTCAATCCCAATAACGGCTATGAAAATTTGCGCGGCGAGAACGCATTAAACCGTCCGAATGGTCAATCATTGGTAGATGAATATGACGGCTACTTGATGGAACACGCCAACGCGATTAAAGACACGCTGAAAAACGACGTGCAAAAAACATTGTTTACCCAACGTCTTGACGGCATCCGCCAAACCCTGCGAAACAAAACCGGCGAGCATTTACTGACGGAGGGGAGGAAATGGAAAGACACCTCGCTCAACACGCAAATAGAATTAGCTGCCAATTCGTTTTCACTTTCCACGACGGACGAAGAACGGGACGCGGCCATCGACCGCGCCATTTCAGCGGCAAGAGGACTTCAAGACCTGTATGGCTGGGATAGTGAAACCATGCAAAAGAAAGTCATGGACGCTTCGGATAAGGCAATCAGTCAGGTAATCGACGACAAAATCGACAAAGGCGACTATGCCGAAGCCCGCCGCCTTGCCATCCAATACGGCGCATTTGCACATGGCGATACCGTTGTCAAAGCGCGCCAAAAAATCGAGCAGGCATACCAAGACCAAATCATTGAGGACGCCACCGCCAACTTCAAGCCGGGCGACACAATCCGCATCCCCGTCAATATCAATTCCGCGCAGGCGCAGACAGGTAACCCAGTTCAAGATACTGTAAACCGAATCATCGGCGCGGAATCAGGCGGCAACCCAAACGCAAAAAATACAAAAAGTTCTGCTGAAGGGCTGGGGCAGTTCATTGATTCGACGTGGTTCCATATGGTACGGAAATATCGACCAGACATCGCCAACGGCAAAACGAACGCGCAGCTCAAAGCAATGAAACGAGACCCTGCGGTTGCTCGTGAGATGACAACCCGCTACGTTGAGGAAAACGCCGCCCTACTCAAAAAACACGGATTCCCTGTCAATATTCGAAACCTCTACGTTATGCACTTTTTGGGCAGCGGTGAAGGTCCGAAGCTGTTGCGAGCCGACCCGAATCAACCCGTATCGTCTTTCATTTCGGCGCAATCCATCAACGCGAACCAAAAGGTTTTATCAGGTAAGACCGCGCAGCAGGTTTTGGACTGGGCGGCGCGGGCAATGAAAGTAGGGAAAGGCGGCGGAGGCGGTACAAGTTACGTCAGCATTCCCACTGGCGACCCCGTAGCGATGGAAAAGGCAATCCGCCAACTTCCGAAGAATCAGCAGGCGAGCGTCCGCGCGAACATCAACCGTCAAATATCGGCTTACAAAGAAGTCGAAGAGCAACGGAAAAACCAACGTGATAACGCCATTGCGGGGATTATCGAAACCAACGGCGGGAATGTTCAGTCTGTTCCGCGCAGTGCGTGGGCAGCCCTTACTCCCGAAGAAAGACGGAAATTTACAGACTTTGGGCAGTCCATCAAAACCAACAACGAGCAAGAATTGCAGGACAAATACGCTGACGACTATCTGCTAATGCAAAACCCTGACGTACTAAGCAAAATGAGCGAAGACAGCATCATCGCTTTACGCCCTAAATTAGGCAGGTCATGGACACAATCGCTGCTAGAAAAGAAACAAAGTATCGAGAAGAAAGGCATTCAGCACGCCCAATTATCAACGTACCGATTCGAAGAAGTATTACGGCGCGAATTTAACATCGACCTTGATAAAAAAATTCAGGGGGCGGAAATGAAACGACGCATTGCAACCATCCAATACAACAGCGACCGCGCCATTAGAGCCGAAGAAAAACGGCTTGGCAGGCAACTGAGCGAAGATGAGATGGTAGCAATCATTCGCAAACTTGCCGCCGCCACCGTTGTAACAGAACGCGGGTGGTTTGGTGATACCAAGAAATCAATTTTGGAAATCCACCCTGATGATGAAAACATTTCCGTGAGATATTAATTATGGCAGATACAAACGACATTCAAAAACGACGCGCCGCGCTACTTGCCAGCTTTGGCGTGAACCCTGACGAAGTTGCCGAAATCAACCGCAAGGCGGCAAAACTGAATGTACCGGTCGGCGTGATAAAAGAAATGCCGCAGACGACAAATACTCGCATGAAGCTGAACGAAATCGAAGCGCAAGTCGGCGGGCTTTCCATTCTTCCGCAACGTCTTTCAGATCAGGAATTTTCAGACCTGTCACACGACGACATCGGCGAACTTTCAGAAATCGAGCGCAAAGCAGGCGTATTACGCGCCGCGCCTGAAGATGGATTTTTCACAGATATCGGCAAATCCCTGAAGCGTGGCTGGCTGACCGCTGAAAAGAACTTCAACGGTATGTTCATGCGCTCAGACGTATTTGGACTTAACCGCCAACGCGAAGCAGCAGCAAAAGCAAACGGCGTGTATTACAACCGCGAATTGGATATCGCCCATTCCCAAGCGAAATTACAGCGAGATATCGACCGATACGCGCCTGACGCGACACTTCAGAACCAGCAACGCGGGCTTGCCGAACAGAAAACGTTGGCAGGCGCCGCCGGTTATCTCGTCAAAAATCCAACCCTGTTACTCAATACGTCAGCGGAATCACTGGGGCAGAATGCTTTGGGTTTGGTGGCAGGTTTGTCAACGGGCGGAATCGCTACCATCGGAACGGTCGGTGCGTCGTCGGGCGCGCAGGAATACGCCGCCACAATGGAAGAAATGCTGAATGAACACGCGCATGAATTGGGCGGGATGACCGAAACGCAAAAATACGCATACGCCCTGACGCGTCAGGATTGGATGGAAGAAGCGAAGAAAAAGGCGTGGAAACGCGGCATAGCTATCGGCTTATTCGATGCGGCAACCGCAGGCTTGGCAGGTCGTCTGCTTGGTGGTGCGACAGGCAAACTAAGTGCGGCGGCGCGAACCGCAGGGGAAGCAGGCATTCAGGCAGGCGGCGGCGCGGCAGGCGAAGCAACAGCACAAGCACTGACTGGGGAGTACAAGCCGGGCGATATCATCATGGAAGCGTTCGCAGAACTTCCGACAGGCGCATTTGAGGCGCGAAGTAATTACAAATCAGCACGCGCCAAAGTAGAGGAGCGAGCCGCCCAAGTTCAGGCAGCGGAGCAGGCGCGCGCGCGTTTGAAAGAACAGGCGCAAGCCGTTACCAATTCCCGCCTGACAAAACGCGCCCCCGACGTTCAGGCTTCCTATGTAAATGATGTTTACGCCGACAATCAGAAAATATACTTCGACGGCGGCGCATTGATGCAGTCGGGACGCGCCGCAGCGGTTGCCCAAGCCATGCCCGATATAGCGGCAAGAATCCAAGAGGCGGCAGAAACAGGCGGCATGGTAGAAATGACGCGCGGAGATTTTCACGCCCGTTTGACACAGGAAGACCAAAACGCCCTAGCAGAAATCGTAATGGAAACGCCCGATTCCATGACCGCAGCAGAAGCCGAAGAAATCCGCAAAGCCGGATTTGACGCCATGATGGATGAAGCCTATCAGGCTGATTTGGCGCGCCATCAAGAAGAGCAGGCACAGGAGGAACAAGACCGGCGCGCAGCGGAATTTGAAGCGTTCAAAGAAGAAACAAAGGCACAACTTGCCGCAACAGGAGTCATGGATAGCGCACAGGCTGAAGCCAATGCGACGCTGTACGCCCGTGCCGTTGAAGCCCTTGCAGGTCGTCTAAATATGGGAATCCGTGATTTTGACGCGGCATACGGCGGCTTGAACGTGGTCGGAGAAAGCCTGATTGACGACGGCGTATTGAATCAGGCGTTGGCAAGCAACCCGCCGCGCGGATGGGTGCATAGCGAAAACCCGCAGGATGCGGCGGATTTGTGGAACGGCACAAGCAATGCACACGCTATTTTCACAGAAATGACTGGAAGCAAGACAGAAAATGCGTTTCCTGAACTACACGGATATTCATATTCAATCGACCGTTCAGCGGTTAAGCATATTAAAAATCAGCATGGTAACGCCCAAACAGAAGCGAACCGTGGGCAGGTTGCCATTACGGAAAAAGACATCCAAAAGATAGGCGACATTTTGCGTGATTATGATGATGTTGCGTATGAAGATATACCGGGGACAAACAACAGACGCTTTGCATTTGCAAAACAGTTTGACGATGGACTGATTGTGTATCTTGCCGACAGCAGCAAAAAACGGCGCGATTTACGCACCGTTTCTATGTGGAAGTATCCCCAATCGGCTAATGCCCAAGACGTGTTACAACACGCCGTGTCCCTATCAAACCTAACGCCCAAAGCGGAAGGGGGCATATCCCACAACCCAAATTCTACCCCCAACACAGACGCCAATCAAGACATACTGTTCCAATCCGCGACCGAAGAGCAACGCCAATTCGATGAAACCGCCATGCAATACGGCGGCGAGGCGGCATACGACCAAGCCAAGGCAGACGGCGAAACCGAACTAACCTACCATCAATGGGTGCAGGTTCGCACACCCGCATTTAAAGCATGGTTTGGCGACTGGGAAAACGACCCGAACAATGCTTCCAAAGTCGTGAATCCGGAAACGGGGGAGCCGTTGGTGGTGTATCACGGGACAGATGCAGAATTTAATGTATTTGACCGAAGTAAAGCTGGTTCAAATACGGATAACGGGATGCGCGGTAAAGGCTTTTATATGGCTACAGATAGGCGGACGGCAGAAGGATACGGAAACCGCCTGATAGAATCGTTTACAGACCTGAAAAACCCTTTCTATCCGTCTGATTTTGAATCCGCCGAAGCAATAGCGCAATACCTGACTGAGAAACTCGAAGCAAAAGGGTTTGATGAATATACCGTTGATGAGGCTATGTTCAAGATTCGGGACGGTAGATTCACGGTCGGACAATCATATTCCGGAACTTTTGCTGGCATACTGAAAGATGCGGGTTTTGACGGGGTTGTCTATCAAAAAGCGGAAGAGGTGATTGCCTTCCGTCCCAACCAAATCAAATCCGCCACCGACAATACCGGCGCATTCTCGCCCGAAAACGACAGCATACTGTATCAGGGCGGAACAGACCGCGGAATGTTCAGCCGTGAGCATAACCTGATTGCCCTGTTGAAAAACGCCGACGCTTCTACATTCGTTCACGAGCTTGGGCATTTCTTCCTTGAAACAAATACCCGCATCGCCCGCGACCTGACCGCCAAGTCTGCCGAAAACCTGACCGAACAGGAACGGCAATTCCTGTCCGACGTTCAGACGACATTGGATTGGTTCGGTGTGAAAGACCTTACCGCATGGGACGCAATGAGCCTGAACGAGCAGCGCGAGAATCACGAAAAATGGGCGCGCGGTTTTGAAGCCTACCTGTACGAAGGCAAAGCACCAAGCGAAGAATTGCGCGGAGTGTTCCGCCGTTTCCGTTCATGGTTGAAACAGGTCTATCAATCCCTGAAAAGTCTGAACGTAGAATTGACCGATGAAGTCCGCAGCGTGTTTGACCGAATGTTTGCCAGCGACGAGCAGATTCAGCAAACCCAATACATCAACGGCATGACCCCGATGTTTAAAGATGCGGCACAAGCAGGCATGGACGACACGGATTATGCGCAATACCGGCACAACGCCGAACGCGCAACAGCAGAAGCGCAAGACGACCTGACCGCCCGCGCGTTACGCGACATGGCGTTTATCCGCAATCTTCGTGCGCGAAAAATCCGCGATATGCGTAAGCAGTACAAAGCAGACTTCCAGCGCGCGGAAATGGCGGCACGCGGCAGCATCATGCGACAGCCTGTATATCGGGCATGGCAGCTTCTGACTGCCCGCATGACCGAAGAAAACCGCATCGGAGACGGCAAGCCGAAATTCAGCAAGCAGGTTGATGCGGCGCATGACAGCCTGTTTGAAGCCATCGCCAAACTGGGCGGCGTGAACAAAGACGAAATGATTAGCCAATTCGGATTAGACCCGAAAGACAAAATCCCCGCCGTCCATATCGGATACCCCGTATTGAGAAAAACCAACGGGCGCAGCATCGACAGCATAATTGAAGCTTTGACCGAAGAGGGATACTTGCCCGTTGACGATACAGGCAAGGCAGACTCGCGCGATTTTGAAGAACGCTTCTTCGATGAAATGCGCGGCACCAAGCGTTACAGTTCCGCATATGTTCCGCACGAGCAAAAGGCGGGCGACCATGTAGCCAACCCATACGCCCTGACCGCCGTCCGCTTCGACCATGACAGCCTTGTCGCAATGGGCGTGGACGGACAGACGCTTGAACGCCTGATTGATTTTGACATGACGCGAAAAAACGGCGGAATGCACCCTGACCTTGTATCAGACCTGATTTTGAATGAGGACGGCGAGCCGGTATTCTCAGGCGGTGAAGATTTAATCCGCGCCCTGACCGAAGCCCAGCCGCCGCAGGAAGCAATCGAAGAGACCGCATACCTGAACGTTCTCGCAGAAAAAGGCGAAGTGCCGACGCAGGCAGACTTTGAAGAAGCCGCCGACCTTGCCGCGCACAGCGAAATCCGTCAGCGCATCATTGCCGCCGAGTTTAAAGCATTATCCAAAGCAACAGGGGCGGCAAACCTGATCCGAAAAGCGGCATCCGTTTACGCGCAAGAAAAAGTGGAGCAAATCAAAGTCCGAGATTTGCGCCCGTCGGTCTATACCCGCGCGGAAGCCAAAGCCGCCAAAGCAAGTATGGAAGCATTCCGTAAGGGCGATATTCCGACCGCCGCCACGCAGAAACGCAATCAACTGCTGCAAAACTCAATGGCACGCGAAGTCTTGAAAGCCCGCGAAGAAATGGAATCGGCGCGCAAATACTTGAGCAAATTTAACCGCGTCGTCAAATCCATTGATATTGAGTACCGCGAGCAAATCGAAGCGTTATTGGAATCGGTGGAATTGAGCAACGCGCCAAGCCTGAAAGACTTGGACAAACGCACTTCCATGCTCCAGTTCGTCAAAAAGATGGAAGAGCAAGGACGCGCCCACAACATCGACGCCGAGTATATCGCCGAGATTCAGGCGAAGCGCAATTATCGGGAAATGACCGTAGAAGAAATGCGCGTATTGGTGGACACCGTGAAAGGCATTGAGCATTTAGGCCGTCTGAAAAACAAGATGCTGACCGCCCGCGATAAGCGTACCTATCAAGAAATCCGCGACAAAATCGTTGAATCAATCCGAGAAAACGCACGCGACCACGACAAGCGCACATCGACGGCGGCAAACAACATCGAACGTGTAGAAGACGGCTTCAGCGGGTTCATGTGGGGGCATATCAAAATTTCATCCATCGCCCGAATATTGGACGGCGGCAAAGACGCCGGCGCGTTTTGGAATTATTTCATCCGCCCAATCAACGAAGCGGCTGACCGTGAAGCAACCATGACGGCGGAGACGGCGCAAAAGCTGGAAGAAATCTTGAAGCCGTTGAATGACAAGCTTGGCTTTAAAGAGTATTGGAACAAAGGGAAAGACTATATCGGATTGGGCAGACTGAACCGTCGCCAACTGTTCGCCATCGCCCTGAACATGGGTAACGAAGGCAACATTCAACGCCTTTTGAGCGGCGGGCATGGCAACGTGCGCAACTGGAAGCAAGACCATGTACTAGGCGCACTGCAAGACCTGACAAAAGCAGAATGGGAAGCCGTACAAAAGGTATGGGATTTATTTGAAAGTTTCCGCCCGCAGATTGCAGAACTGGAAAGAAAGGTGGTCGGCATTGAGCCGCAATGGGTTGAAGCCAAGCCGCTGACCGTCCGTACCGCAGACGGCGAGATGCTGACATTGCGCGGCGGGTATTATCCTGCCAAATATGATTCCGCCAGCACTCAAGCCGCAGAGAGCGGAAACGCCCTGTCAGACATCGAAGACATCAAGAGCGCGGCGAAGATGGCGGCCAACACGCGGCACAGCTTTACCAAAGACCGTGCCGCCGCCGTAGAAAATCGCCCGTTACTGTTGGATTTGTCAGTAACCTACAACGGGCTGAACGAAATCATCCATGACCTTACGCACCGCGAAGCCGTCATCGATGCGGCACGTCTGTTGAAATCAAGCAGTATTGACAAGGCAATCCGCGAAACGTTGGGCACACAGGCGAAGAAGCAACTGAACAAAGCCCTTGAAGACATCGCCCGCGGCAACACCGCCCCGGTAGACGGCCTCGATAAATATTCAGGATTGCTCCGCCAAAACGTCAGCATGACCAGGCTTGGCTTTAACATCGTTTCCGCAGCCGTTCAGGTTACTGGCTTCATTCCTGCCGTTGCCCGTCTTGGTGGGAAATATGCGTGGGCAGGTTTGTCGCAATACACCACCCACCCCATCAAGGCGACGCAATCGGCGATGGAGCAGTCGGAGTTTATGCGCAACCGCGGCAACACCCGATTGCGCGAAATCCGCGAAGTAGCGGCGACCATCAATGGCGCGGGCAAAATCCGTAAATTCCTGAATAAGTATTCGTACTGGCTGATGATGAAAATGCAGCAGGTCGTCGATACCGCCATTTGGCATGGCGCGCTTGCAAAGGCGATGGATAGCGGCAAAGACCTGGACACCGCCATCAAGCTTGCCGACCAAACTGTCTTAGACACGCAGGGTGGCGGGCAAATAAAAGACCTTTCGGGATTTGAACGCGGAAGCAATACGCAGAAACTGTTTACCGTGTTTTACGCCTACATGAACACCGCCCTAAATCAGGGATTTGTCGAAGCAAAAACGCAAAAAAGCAAAGCCAAGCTGGCGGCAGATTTGATGATGATTTACGTCGTGCCGACCGCACTTACCGCCCTGATGAAGTCAGCACTGATACCGGGCGACGATGACGAGGACTTGGCAAAGAAACTGGCAAAAGAGCAAATCAGTTTCTTGCTTGGTTTATTCGTCGGCGGGCGAGAGATGGCGCAACTAGCCAACATCATTACGGGCGACCGCTTCTATGGCTATGCAGGCCCGTCAGGTTTGCGCCCAATCGACGATACATACAAATTCGCGCAACAGGCGGCACAGGGCGAATTTGACAGCGCGTTTGTCAGAGCGAGCGTCAATCTGTTGGGCGACGCTTTCGGACTGCCGTCCGCGCAAATCAACCGAACCATCAAAGGCGCAGAAGCCTTGCAAGATGACGAGACCGACAATCCTGCCGCGTTATTGATGGGCCATCAAGGCAATTAACCAGTCCTGCATATAACAGCCTCTTTGAGAAATATCATTAGGTATTTCCAAAAGAGGCTTTTTTTATGGCAATCCATTCTCAAAGCGTCAAGACGGGCTTTTTCATCGGCAACGGTGGAGAGCGAACATACCCCTTTAGCTTCAAGATTTTCACCCCTGCCGACGTTGCCGTCTATACGTCAAACAAAGCAGGAACGGACGAGGTGAAGCTTGCATTTGGCGAAGAGTACACAGTGTCAAAAAACGCCAATCAAGACACCAATCCGGGCGGGTCTATCACGCTGGTAAACCCACTTCCCGAAGGACGAAGGATGATTATCGTAAGCGGGTGGAGTTATACGCAACCTACCACGTTTACAAATCAGGGCGGTTTTTATCCGCAGGTATTAAACGGCAGTCTTGACCGACAACTTATCTTGACACTGCAACTATTAGACCGATTGCGTCGAACATTGCACCAGCCGATCACATCCGACAAAGAACTCAACCTAGCCATCCCCAATCCCGAGCCGAAATCAGGGCTTTCATGGAGCGAGGACGGCACGCGGATAGTCAACAACGACTACCCGCAGCAGGTGGAGCAATTCCAGCAAGACGTGCGCGGGTATGAGAAACAGGTCGGAACATTTAACGGCACGGTCGAGGAGTTCAACAAAACACTGGGCGAAAGCAAGAAAGAGTTTGCCGACCAGTCCGACCAATTCAGATTATCCGTTGACAACCTGAATGCCGCCTTTAGCGAACGGTCGGCGGAAGTGAAAGAAAAGGCGCGGCAGATTGAAGAATACGTTGTCAACGAATCAGGGCGGACAAGCCTGTCAATCGCCGACCTATATGCCCAGCTTGGCGCAATCACACAGGACGGCGGGTATTCAAACATCCCCGACGAAAGCGGTGTAAGTGAGCGTTTCTTGCGTGATATGCAGCTTTATTTTGGCTATTCCGCCTATTCAAAACTGCCCGACGAAAGCGGCGTAAGTGAGAACTTTTTGGCGCAGTTAAGTAATTACTTCGGCAAACCATACACACACCAAGACAGCAAGCAAGACGGCGTCAGTGAGAATTTTTTAAACGAACTTAGAAAATATCTAGGAGTTAAACAACCATGAGCATGAATCTAGTCGGCAATACCAACTACGAAAAGGGCATGGCGATCATGTCCGAACAAATCAAAGCCATCCAAGAAAAGCTGAAAATGACGGGTGGCAATTTCGATAACGCGACTATCGGCATGACGGGGAAATTCCGTAATACCGTCCAGCTTTTGATGAAGCTGGAAGAAGCCGAGAAGAATAGCGCAATGGTGGAACTGGAAGAGGGTATTTACGAACTGCCATTCCAAATCAAAATCACGAAGCAAAACTTCCCGAACGTCAAAGGCATTAAAGGTGCAGGACGTGACAAAACCGTCCTGAAATACGGCTGGGGGCAGGAAATCGACTGGGACCCTGAAACCAATAAAACCGATGCCCGTTGGTTCGGCGGTATTTTGATTAACGGTGTAAAAGACAAGGTTTTGAAAGACTTCAAAATCGAATACACCGGCGAATTTTACCGCGAGGGCAATACCTATTTCGGCGCGATCAACAACATCCACATCAACAATTCAAGCAACTGCCTTGTCGAGAACGTTGAATCAACCGGCGCAAACCGCATGGGCATTTATCTGACAAGCAACGAAGCGGCATTTACCGATAATGACAAGGTATTTCGCGGCGAATTGAGCGTTGACAACCTGACGCATCACTCGATGGGCAACCGCGTCATCAACTGTTACTGCCACCATAACCGCGTTGCCGGTATTTCCGCCGCCAATCAAATCAACTGCCAAATCAAAAACAACGTCCTCGAACGTAACGGTCACGAGAAAGACGGCGGCACCGGCTACGGCTTCGCTTCGGGCGCAGGTTCGGTAAACGTTAATATGGAAATTACCAACAACCGCGCGCTTTATAACTACCGCAAGGGCATCGACTCGCACGACGCCTACGACTTTATCGTCAAAGACAACCACATCGAGGGCAACCGCCTGTTCGGCATTGCCATCGAAAGCCGTGGTTATCCGCAGCGTAAGATTGAAATCGAGGGTAACAAAATCATCCAAGACCCGAAATTCCGCCTCGCTAAAGATGACGACTACCCGGAATATGAAAAAGACCGAAACCGTGACTACTACCGATACACATCAATTCGTATCGAAAACAAATCGCAGCCAAATCAGGCATGGCGAAAACAACCGGCTAAAGTATCAATCAGTATCAAGAACAATGAAATTACCGGTATCGAATGGGACGGTCGTGGCGTCCATCGCGTGATTGAAATCCGCAATAACGAACAGGCAACGCATGTCCGTTTAAATACCGAAATTTCAGGCAACACCATCAACGGTAAGAATGTTCATAACATCTTCTTCGGCGCTGGTCCTGGTCATAACGGATTGGGCGACTTTGTGTTTAAGAACAACAAAGTAACGCTTGAGCAGGTTGTTGAAACGCCGTTCTACATTCAAGAAACGAATCGAAGCGGTGAAATCGGCGGCGTATTTGAAGTCAGTGGCAACACGTTGAATCTCGGCAAGACTGCCGACCAAGCAGACAACGACATCATGTTCTTCAAGACCGATGTTCGACCGCTGATTAAATTCAACGGCAACACATTACAGTATGCCGGTGTCCGTCGTTATCAATTCGGCTTTGCCTCACAATCTCAAAACAGTACATCCAAGTTTGAGATTATGAACAACACTTGGACAGGCCCTACAAAAGACAGCTTTACAGGTAAGTTAATCAACCTGACAAACGTCCCCGCCGCAAACGTGAACGTTTACAACAACAAAGCGGGAGAGGAAGTCATCACTTTTGAGGGCGCGACCACTAATGCCGAATCAGCCACGCCGAAAGAGTTGCCAGCAGAATCAGCAACCCCGAAAACATGGGAAGAGGCATACGCAGCCGCCAAACCGACCGCAACCGTAACCGCACCTGCTGCAACCTACACCCTCAATTGGGAGGGAGCGACGGCAGAAAGCGTAAGCAGTGCAGACGGTCAATTCACTATTACAAAAGCCGAGGGCGAGGAGGGGGCAACGCCGAAAGACTATCCGGGCTTAATCGATAAAGAGGGTGGCGCTATTCGTGCCCGCCTGAAGTTTGCAAAAGGTTCAGCAGGCGCTTATGGATTGGTAAGCATGCCACTGACGGAGCGAATCACAACACTACTCCTCCCAATCAAGGTTCTCAATCTTGGCGGGCGTAGCAAAACTGGTGCGATTGTTGCAGGTGCATTTAAGTCAGCAACAAACACAGCAGTCGATGGGGCGATTGTCTTCGTCGAGGGCAGCACAGAGGACAAATTCCGCATTACCCGTCCTCTTGGCGTTACCGTTGACGGCAAGGTTTACAAAAACGAGGAGCTGTCTTTCAACAAGACCTACGTCATTTCGATGAACGTCGGCGTCGGCGCAGACCGAATTACCATTGGTTCGGCGTTCAACGGCAACGGCATGGCGTCGGTAGATATCGGCAAAGACTTGGCATTCTTAAACCGCAGCATGAGCGAGCCTGAATTGCAAGCCGCCGCCCTTGAAATCGTCAAGAAAGTTAAACCCGAAGTATTGCAATAACCAAGCCGCCGCCTGACTCAGTCGGGCGGCATTTAGAGAAAGCACAAAAAATGAACAAATTGGAAACGTCCGTACAGGCAGCCTCACAAGCATCAAATTACGCCAGTAACGCAACATACAGCGGCGCAAGCGTCGGAATCGCAGGAGCGCTTGGCGGCATTGATTGGATTGCCATTACAGGCCTAGTCATCGCCGCAGGCGGTTTTATCGTCAATGTTTACTACCGATACAAAGAAAACCGACGCGCCGAAGAATTGCACGAAATGCGAAAAGAAAAAATCAAGAAAGGAAACTGTTATGAAGATTAATCACAAAGTCCCCATCGCCATCCTTAGCGCATCTGTCATCGCTATTTTCGGCATCAAGGCAGAGGAGGGATACCGCGCCAAGCCATACCACGACATCGGCAAGGTTGCGACAGTCGGTCATGGCAGCACCGTTTACGAGGACGGCAGCAAGGTCAAAATTACCGACCCGCCCGTCAGCCGTGAGCGAGCCGATAAGATGCTGCGCGCCCACGTCGGCAAAGACGAGGCGAAAATGAAAGCCATGTTACCCGGCGTTGAGTTATCTCAAGGCGAATATGATGTTTATATCGACTTCTTCTACAACTTTGGCGCGCAAAAGTTTTACACGTCATCCATGCGCCGCGAACTGCTTAAAGGAAACCATGTAGCCGCCTGCCGCGCCCTGTTGCGTTACCGGTTCGCCGCTGGGCGCGATTGTAGCCGCCCCAGTAACTGGGGGTCTCGTGGCTGCAAAGGCGTATGGACGCGCACCGAAAAACGTTACAACAACTGCATGGCTGCGCAATGACACCTAAAGAGTTTTGCGAGCGCATGATTAAAGAGTGGCAAACCAAAAGCCGAGAAGCGAGCGAAAACGCAGACCTAGCGGCTTTTAAGTTAGCCGAACAAGAACTATCCAACTATACGGAGATGTTAAAACGTTATGATACTGATATTACTTAAAAAATACTGGCGGTATATTGCCATCATCGCCGCCGTCATCGGTCTTGTTTTTTGGTGGGACGGAAGCGTAAAGAAAGCCTACCAAAAAGGGCGCGACGATATGGCATTAGAAATATCAAACCGCCTGAAAGAAGAAGCAATCAAACAAGCAGAAGAGTTTCGTGCATCGTCTGAAAAATACCAAACAGACAAAGCCGAACGAGCTGAAAAAGAAAGGATCCAATATGTCGAAGTGCAAAAAATCGTTGAACGCCCTGTTTATCGCAACGTGTGCATCGATTCTGACGGCCTGTCAGTCATCAACGCCGCCATTGCCGACGGCTACTAAACCTCCTGCCGATTTGGTGCAACCATGCCCCAAACTGCCGAAACTGGTAGGCAATACAGGCGCAGAGATATTGCCCTGGTCGTTGCAGGTCGTACACCTATACAATGACTGCAAGGCAAGGCATAAGGCATTGTCAGACGCAGTAAGCAACTAAACAGATTCCCGATGGTTGATACATCGGGAATTTTCTTTTCCCGCCTGATATAATCCATAATATATCAACCGGAGTATATGCAATGTTCAACTTTTTTAAAAAAAGAGAAGCTCGACTTGACGAGGAGCTGCAAAAACGCACGCAAAGAATAATTGACAATACAGTGGCACAAAAGGTTGACGAGTTGGTGGAAAAAGAAAGGATCCGTATAAGATATAACGTAAATCGTGAATGCGCACAAATAATAGAAAATCAAGATAAATTAATTACAGCCCTAAAGGCGCAGCTCGAAGATAAAGAAAATATTATTAGAAAACAAGATGCGCTAATTGCAGTTTATCAAGCAACACATCAAAAATAAAACCATCCCGATGTTATTAATCGTTAACATCGGGATTTTCTTTTAAATTTAATTCTCAATAAAATCAA